TACATGACAGCACTAAAGGGATTCACACTTTTTATCGACACTGTAGCACCTGAATATTACTGGATTCTGGCAGATGATTATACATGGACAGACGAAATGTTACAACCTGCTAAATAATGAATTAAGAAAGGACAAGCAATGAACGTTTTAACTAAAGTTAAAGAAATGGCACCAGAGGCAACACAATTCGCCTGGGATGGTTGTCATAAGATTTACATACTCGAGAATCAGGAAGAAGTTACAGAGGCTGAGAAAGTTGGCTACGAAATATTAAACATTGAACCTTCTCTTGAACCAACCTGGGAAGAAAGTTGTGAACTTAGGTTTATTAACTTCTGGAATCTAGATAAGCCTGCTATTATTGCACAATGCGAATACTAAATGAAAGGACAAGAAATGAATAATCCAAACTTAAAGCAAGACATTACTAACATCGTAAATGGTGAAAAATACAAGATTTATACTACACTAGATCTAGATATGGTAGCAGAAGATTTGAAGGAATTGGGCTGGGAAAATATAGATGTTCAAATGAACTCTATTTATGCTGAAAAAGCTGGTAAGAAGTTCTATGTGGATCTAGATTCAGTAGAATGGAAATAAAAGCGTTGACATTAGCAACATTATCCCTTATACTTAAAACATAAGCAAATGAAAAGAAAGGACGGAGCTTATGAAGATACAAGTAGCGTATCCCAAACAAGTAAAGGTGGTACGCGTAACCTCTAAAGAGGCACGACTAACAGGATTTAAGGGTACACTCATTCAATGGAAACCCGTGAATCGAGCAGTTAGTATTACAGTGAATGTACCACCAAAAACACCAACAGAGGAAGAGTTCAAAGATGTCTAAAAAGGTATATACAATGAGTGGTGAGTTTGTTATCTCTTTAAGCGACTTTGATGTGTTGGCTAAGAATGAGGAAGAAGCTCAGGTAAACTTCGAAAACGAAGTTATCCAGCAAATTCAAGGAACATATCTGGATTGTGATATTGACACTTCAGTAATCGAAATAGAAGGCATTAGAGAAGATGACTATGACGAACTCTAAATGGTACGAATCCGATCCAGATAGCAAGCCTAGAAAGTATGTAGCAGGAATAACTCTTACTTTAAGAACCGTGTTACATATAGAAGCAGGCACCGAAAATCAAGCCGAATACCTAGCAGAACAACAAGCCTATGAAATGGCTAGAGAGCTAGGAATAAACGGCTATAAAATAGATGTAGATTATATTAAGGAGGAAAATTAAATGGCAGGTAAACCTAACGATAAGATGTTTAAAACTATGGCGAATAAATTGGGCGGTGAAGACGCGGCTCGTAACTATTTCAGGGATCTAGGACGAAGAGGTGGCTCGGTTACAGGAGTTAGAAAAGGCTTTGCAGCTAACCCACAATTAGCACGAATTGCTGGTGGAAAAGGTGGACGTATTTCACGTCGTGGTAAGGCTAAAAAGGAGGCGTAATGAAAATTGAAGTCAACTTCATTAGATCCAGGAAAAAGGACATTCCTGTCAATCTAGAAGACGCTTGGCGTGTTTATGAAGAAGAACTAGATAAGCATATTGCGAAGTGTACCGAAATCTCCGATAAAAAAGAAAGTAAAGAACTTTCTCCTCTATACATTGAAACTGCTCTAGTCGAATTAGATTACTTTATGAAACGAGTACGAAAGAGTGCTAAACGAGTAGTTAAGCTATTAAAGGAATACCGAGATGATGCCAATGTTTGAGATAGTAGCAACAATTGTAACAATCTTACTTTATATTCTAGGACTCTGGAAGTTGTATGAAATCCTAGTGGCGGATCACAATCCACGAAAGGTAGAGATTACTGATGAGATGGCAGAGGAGTTACAGGACCGCCTAGATAAACAGATTGAAAAGGTTAGAAAAGGAGCTACAGAGTTTGCTGAGTTTCAGGCTGGAATAATCCTAGACTATGCTACCGAATATATGTATAAGGAAATGAACAATCTCGATAAGTATGAAAAGGCACCCGAAGAACTTGTAGCTGATGTGGATGCTAATTTTAACTCATGGCTTAAAGAACGCCATCCTGAACTAAAAAATAAATAATCTGGTATAATTAGACCTAGATATAATAATCTCTAACACAGAAACGATACATGGGTCTTTTTAATACGATAATAAACTCTTTCACGAATGGAAAGAACAACAACAGTTTCAATGCTTCTAACCAGTTTTTAAGGTATGGTAATACTAAACCGTCACTAGTTCCTACATGGAGCGGTGTTAAGGTAACCCCTGAAGATGCTTATAGAGGCTATCCATATGCGGCAGCTCAACGTAAAGGTAACCGAGTATCTGCAATTGCTAAACGTAACTTATATATTGATGTTACTCCTGAATTGTTAGAGGAGTATCAGAAATTAAATAAAGATCCTGTTCACCCGTATTTAAAACTCATTCAAGAATCTACTGACTTCTCCACGAAGAAGTTTTGGAAGAACATTTCCATCTACCTAGATCTATGTGGACGGTATTACTTAGGCGTAGTTAGGGAGCCAACTGGATTTGGATTGAGTTATATACAAAAGTTCGTACTATTGAATCCATTTGAAGTTAAGCGTGTTATCGATAAAAATGGCGAAGTAGCAGGTTATGTTGAATATAAAGCAGATGGTAGAAGGCGGCACTGGCAAGCACACCAAATTATTACCTTCATGGAGGAAAGCCCATTTGACACTTCTCAAGCATGGTCATTAGTTGATGCGGCTAAACCAGCTATCTATACCTTAAATCAATCGGCAGACCATACTCGTCAATCTCTGAATGGTAACCTAAATGCTCCAGGAATTATCACCACAGACGTTTTACTAGATGATGGGGACTTTGAAAACTTCAAGGCAAGAATTACTTCAGGTACTAAAGGTGAACCTATTTTCGCCAATGGAGCAGGAGCTGTTCAATGGCAGGACATGCAAATAGACTTAAATAAAGCTGCCTTGTTAGACATTAATGAGATAAATCGAAGTGAGTTTATCGCAGTAGCAGGAGCATCTAAAACGAATCTAGGTATTGAACAATCTGGCACAACCCGTGAAACAGCTAGAGTTCAGGATGATAACTATATTCGAGATTCTATTGAACCACGCGTAGAAGATATTATTGATGTACTCAATTTGGATTACCGTAAAAACTATCCTAATGAATATGAACGAACAGGCTATACTATCGAGTTAAGAAGTGCCTTATCTAAAGACTACGATTCTGAAATGAAAGCTACTGAGTTAAGAAACAGTCAATCTGCCTTAGCACAAGACTTGGTAGAAAAAGGTTATACTCGAGAAAGTGCTGTTTCATACGCCACTGGTAAATCTGACCTAGAAGACTTAGTTATTGATGAAGATAAATTAAAAGCCGAAGAGGAAGCCCGTAAAGCTCAAGAACAAGCTGAAAAGGAAGCTAAAGAACAAGTAAGTACTCAAGAAGAAAAACCTACTACAGAAAACTCTCCAATAAACATTCATATTGAAGCACCGAAAGCCCCAGAAAACAAAGTTGTAGTTCAAGAATCCGACAAACAGCCTGTCGTGAATGTTTCTCCTGTCATAAATATAGATAATTCTACTCAAGAAACTCTTAAAAATGCCGATAACAATCGAGAGGAAGAGGAACCAGATGACCAGGGTTGGGTAGGAGCTGAACTTGAAGCTATAAATGTGCTAGATAGATTGAATAATTCAGGATTAGACACTTCAATTCTTACAAATGTCAGTGATTTACTACCTGAAACAACTAATATTCCAGGGCAAGATAACCCGCACGTAACCTTAGTATATGGATTAAAGGACAAACCTTACGAAATAAAGGACCAAATCCTTAAAATTGTCGAGGAATCAGGACTTGAAGAGGTAACAATTGAAAAAATCAGTCATTTTCCTGTAGATACAGGCTTTGCTCTAGTTGCTTTACTTGAAAAGAGTGATGAATTAGTCAAGGTACACGAAGATCTACTTAAATTAGACCACTATACTCAGAAATACCCAGATTACAACCCTCATATGACTCTAGCTTACCTAGATGATATGACTATCAATGGTAATTTGGTTGATCCAAACGAATACTACGCCCCATTTGAAGACCTAGTAGGTAAAACTCTTAAAGTACAAGGAATTGATCTAGATAAACCTGACGATGATGACGGAGATATTGCTGATATTGTTATCGGCAACGCTTATAAGAACGATATTACCCCTGACGATATAGTTAAGGTTAACAATGCTCATAACAAGCTTAAAGAAGAATTATTAGATGTACACCAAAGAATCTTGAATGTGTCTTTGGAGAATATCACGGTTAATTCCTTTACTCAGCCAGACCTTATGCCAACAGACATCTCTAAGGACTTTGCTACAGAAATAGGCGACTTTCTCAAGGAATACTGGTTGTATATTACTCCGATATTCGGTCTAGCTATGATACTTAAACAACCTAGAATAGACATAATTAAGCCTGAAACTTATGTGTTATCTAAAAGTGTTCGTGAATTTATTGATAAAAGGGCACAAACTTCAGGTGAGGGGCATTTACAAACCATCTTAAATGATGTTCTAAAGGCTTCTAACAAGGCTTACTCTGACTTAATGGGTAAAGTTGCCATCGATTTAATTAGTGAGGCTTATGATCGCAATCCAGACAAATTCAAAGACTATTTCACTAAGAAGCCTACTAAAAAGCAGATTAAAAAAGCTATCGATACTACAGATATCTTAGAGAAGAATCGTAAAATTTACGATAAAGCTAACAAGATGGCATTAGAAGGTTTTGCTCGTAAAGATGTAATCAACTCTATCCGCAAAGAATTTACTGAGGTATCTAAAAATCGTGCTACCTTAATTGCTCGACATGAAACCTCCAGGGCTTATGTACAAGCACAATACGATGCGGATAAACAATTACTAGAAGTTACAGGTAAATTAAAGAATGCATACAAGCAACTTTATTCCCGAACAGGACATCCTTGTGCTTACTGCCAAGAATTAATCGATAGAGGACCTGTACCATTTGAAACTAACTTCCTAAATAAGGGAGATAGTATAGATATAGTTGAAAATGGTAAGAAATATACATTTGTAGCAGATTATGAAGATATTGTAGGTGGAGCGATTCACCCGAACTGCTATCATAAAAACACTCGAGTCTACACAAATCAAGGCTGGAAACACTTTTATGAACTCAATGGAGATGAGTTATTCTTCTCTATAGACCCAGAAACAGATAAACCAGAATGGGTTGCAGCGAAAAAGTATATTAAGTATCGCTATAAGGGCAATCTTATGCGTTTCTATAATAAAAATGTCGATATGTGTGTTACACCAGACCATAATCTATTCCTCAAGTTTTACTCTAAGTCTGGCTCTACATATAACAAATTCGTACAAGCTAAAGACGTATCTTTATCAAGACAACATAGATTCTATGCTGGTATAGATTGGAAAGGTAGTGATCCTGGACTAGTTAAATTGGGAGATAAGATGGTAACTCCTCAACAATTTACTCAGTTTATGGGTATGTATCTATCTGAGGGTTCTTGTGGCTTATATAAGTCAGCCAATAGAGTGAGTATTGCTCAAACTAAATACCGAGATGAGTTCCGCAACATGTTAAGTACATTGCCATATAATGCAGTGGAGGTAAAAAGTGGCTTTGAGATCAATGACAAACCATTAGTAGAATATCTATTACAGTTCGGAAAGTGCAA